TCTGTTGGTATAAAGTTGTACAGATCACTATATCCAACACCAAGTCTTACTCTATCTCCAACAAGAATATTTGTTGTAGTAATACCTGTAATAGTTGTGGATCCTATGCCAACTGTTCCTTGAGTCTGAACAGAATTAAATCTAATTGTTGCTATACCAAGTGCTCTAAACGCTTCATTTGCTCCTCCAGGAGCACCAATAGTAACAGTTGGTACAGAATTGTAACCAAATCCACTATTTCCAATACTAATGGAACTTACTGTTCCTGCAACAGATACTGTGACCGTTGCAGTTGCTTGTACTGGAGATGGACTTCCGCTAAAGGACAATACAGGTGCAACGGTATATCCTGCTCCAACTGTTGCTCCCGTTCCCGTTGCCCAAGCATCTGAAATGCTGAAGGATACAGCAGTAACTATACCTGTGATTGGGTGAATTGTTGCAATACCAACAGCAACTTGAGTAGGAGCATCTTGACCAGATGAAGTTGATATAGCAACTGTTGGAGCAGTTGTGTAAGCTCTACCTGTAGTGCTAAAGGCGATAGAACCTGGATTTACGGATGATCCAGCAATTCCTATGGTTGCAGAAGCAAAACTTGTTCCTGGATGACTAATCGTAACTGATGGAACACTGCTGTAGAATTTACCTCCAGTGGTCAATCCAAGTGTTGCTACTGTTCCTCCAGTTACATTAATATCATCAAGAGTTGCTGTTGCTTGTGCCTCGTTTCCAGTTCCTGTTGGTAAGGAGAAAGTAACTGCTGGTGCTTCCTTATAGAATACACCACCAGTTGTTCCACCAGGGAACAAGTATGCAGATGCACCAATACTAACAGTGGCAGAAGTTACACTTACGCCTCCACCAACTACTGGGAAATCTAAAGTTGCTGTTGCTGCTGCTCCAACATGCTTTGGATTTGAGAATGTTACCGTTGGCGGTGTAACAAATCCTCCACCAGCATTGGATAGCGTTACTATACCAACACCACCAATTTCACTAAGAGTTGCAGTTGCAGCAGCACCAGCACCAGTGCCATCAGTTGTGCTGAAGGTTACTGATGGGGGAGTTGTATATCCCGATCCAGCGTTCGTAATGTCAACTCTCTGAACAGATTGGAGTCTTGGGTTTGCATTGAGATTACAAACATTTATTCCACCAATCATTGATGCAATACCGACTGCTGTTATTCCTCCTGATGGTGCAGAAGATATACCAACGGTAGGAATCATTCCATATCCACCACCTCTATTGGTAATGGTAAACTTTCTTATGCCACCAAGTATAATTCCTGAAATTGCAGATGCATTAACTGCATCTCCGACCATGGTAAGTGTTTGAGTGACTCCCTGAATGGTACTAATACCATCATCAGTAACTCCATCAGACTCATCACCTAATAACTCATTATCAATATCTTCGATTCCTGTTGCAATGACCTCATCTTGATACTGGAAGAGTTCGCAATACAGTTCATAGACATAGAGACTTTGTAATTGATAATATGGTTTTGCATATTCAATATCTTTAATTTCATAAAGACGATCATCCAAAGGAAACCAAATTAAGTCTCCACCCTTAGGTCTAGTGGAAAGTTTTACGTTTGATTTTCCCTGAATCAGTGGAGTGATATAATTTTCATATCTTTCTCTTGATATAATCAATCTTACTTCGTCTTTTGACTCAATACCAAACTTTGATAATACATCTCCTGCTCCAGAATATGCATCATAATTATCTACATATGCCTCTATGGGCAGAGCTTCATCAAACTTAGACTGAACAACTTCTCTGATGACAGTCTTCTCTGACATATATTTTCTTGGGATGTAGTATATGTCAACACCATACATCCTCAACTGTTCGTTGATCAGATCCTGAACAAGATTTTGTTCAGAAGAAGTACCTTGAGTAAAAAACGGATTTAACATCAGCCTATCATATCAAGAGGTGGAAGTTCGTAAGTAGTTGACATTACCTCTCTGATCTTATCTAGTTCTTTTTCTGCATCGTCATATATTTGTCTACCATTCAATTCGATTCCACCTGGAAGTTTGACTCCTTGGAACTTAATTAGATTCTGTCCCCACTGTCTCTTGATTAGTGCTGTCAAATAACGCTTTAAGAATCCATCATTGTAAACTCTTGGAAAATCATTGGGATTGAGTAGTCTATAGCAATCAATAACCAAGTAATCATCTACATTGACGCTTGCCCAGTCAATATCCAAGTAAAGTCTATCTGATCTAATATTAAATCTGATCTGTTTCTGTGTTGTCAATGCGAAGTCGATATCCTCAAGATATCTCTTCGTCATTGCATAGGTCAAAATTTCTGTTGATCCAAAGTAGTAAATATCATTTAAGAATAACTGATACTTAATACTGAACATATTATTGGTGGTTGTGTTAGAACCATCAAAGTGATATATCTTCGTTACACCTAAAACTTCTGGAGGAACTTGCAAGTAATTGCTGTTCTCCTCAAATGAAAATGATACAGACTGTCCATCAATCGTGGAACTTGCAGTTGTAGTTACAATACCTTTGGGATTACTTCCCCCTCTACCTCTTCCCCTATCAATATCATCTTGAGTAATCTTATACTTCAGGAACGTGTTGGTTGTGCCGTCATAGTCGCGTTCCTGGAACACCTGGAGGGCATCATCAACCAAGTCATCAATCTGCTCATCGGCAAC